TCTTGGTGGTTGTGGATGAGGCGCACATTTTCTGCCCTGAAAAGGGGCAAGCGGAAAGTGCCGGAGCCATTATTGACTTATGTACACGCGGGCGAAAACGTGGATTTTGCGGGGTACTTGCTACGCAGCGACTTAGCAAACTTCATAAAGATGCCGCAGCCGAATGTAATAACAAGCTTATTGGGCGTACCGGATTAGATATTGATATTAAAAGAGCGCTGGATGAATTAGGACTTCCCGCGTCCGGGGGTAAGGATTTAAGGAATCTTGAACCCGGAGAATTCTTTGCTTATGGCCCCGCGATTTCCAGGGGGGTAATTAAGGGAAGGATTGGGAAAGTTGAAACAACGCATCCAAAAGCCGGGCACCGTAAAATATCGCATCGCCCCGCGCCAACTGATGCGGTTCGTAAAGTATTGGATCAGTTAAAAGACCTACCGAAGGTTGCCGAAGAAGAGGCAAAAACCAAGGAAGATTTTCAACGGCAAATAAAGGAACTAAAAAAACAACTTCTGGAGTCAGGCGGCGCAGTCGATCCTAAAAAGGAATTAGATCGAATTAATAAAGTTACTTCCACGATAAAAGCCGTAGCCGAGAAAAAATACAATCAACAATTCAAAGAGCAAAGCCTTTCTTTTTTTAAGACATTAAAGGCTTCATTTGAAACTATAATTACGTCTGAAATAGAACGATATTCAAAAGAAGTGCGAGACTTTCGAGCCTTGGCTCCAAATCAATACGAGATGCAAAAAGAACTTAATTTAACTTCGGGGCCGTTGGCGAGAAAAGTTGTGCCTATTGAACCCGGAGAAAACATTACGTACAAAACGCACTCAAGAGATTCCGAAGAAAAACTTGGGCGATGCGAAAATGCAATTCTCGGGTTTCTTTACGCCAAAAGACCGCAAGCCTTTACCAAGGTGCAGATTGGAGCCATGACAGGTTACGCACATTCAAGCGGGGGATTTAACAACGCATTATCTAAATTAGGAACCATTGGAGCCATAGAAAGAAATCAAGGCTTAATCCGAATTCGATTTGATTGGGATAAAGTCCCTCAAGATGTGCCACATAGTCTTGATGATTGGGTTGCAAAACTTGGAGCGTGTGAAAGAGCTATTTATCAAAAAGTGCTTGGAAATCCTGAAGCGGAATTTGAAAAAAGCGATTTAGCAAATATGACAGGGTATTCAGCAGGCTCCGGAGGATTCAATAACGCATTATCCCGATTGAACACATTAGGACTCATTGCACGTCAAAACGGATTGATTCGATTGAATCCAGAAATATCAAACATATAGAAAGGAAAATGATGCCTAAAACTTCAATAGCACAAGAAAGAACCTTGGAAGATAAAAAGACAGGACCAACGGAGGATTCTAAATATAAGTCCGGTTACGTCGCAGGAATCAAACACGCCATGTATGTCATACAGCTTCATGGACGCCATGCGCCGGAATTCTTGCGCAGGGAACTTTATAAAACGGGAGAAAAAGTTTAATGGAAGATAAAGCCTATAAGCTTGCAGACGATCCAGTTAACCATCCGCCTCATTACACCCGTCACCCTTCGGGAATCGAATGTATTCAAATTACGGAGCACATGAATTTTTGCTTAGGCAATGCTCTTAAATATCTATGGCGTGCCGATATGAAAGGCGGCGTTGAAGATTTAAAAAAAGCGGCTTGATATATTCACAGAGAAATCGAACGGCGGAAAAAATGATTCATAAAGCCGGAAAGCCCGATGGATTGGTTCAAAGGTGCGAGATATGCGGTGAAATCCTTCTTAGCTACAAAAATGTTTCGGGCATTGGCAACTGGACACCTTCCTTTTGGGAAGGCTACGTGGAAATTATCGGATTCCCACGGGTCATGGCTCACAGTGAAGGACCGGAAACCTGTGGGCAAAAGAATGAACGTTAAAATTTGCGATAAGTGCGGGGAGCGCCAGGGGGTGAGGGTAATGATTTTAACGTGGGGAGATAAAACATTTAGCGGGGAGCTTTGTGAAATATGCGTGACGGTGTTTACTGAAACCGTGCTTCCGGCATTCTCCATTTTTGAAGTGGGGCACAATGGGTCTAGCTTATCGCAGTAACGGGCCGCAACGGCGCATTAAAGAGATCGAATTTATCACCCCGCTTGGAATCAAAAATCTTTTGCACAAACTCCAAATCTCTTATCAGGAATTCGCTAAGGATATCGGATACGCGGAACCTACCGTGTACGGGTGGATGGTGGAAGCCAATGTAATTTCACGCAAGGCGCAGTTAAAAATTCAAGAGTATATGGAAAAGAAAGGAATGGCCGATGGAGTCACTAGGTAGAATTTTATTTTTCTTCGGAATTTTACTCGCGCTTACGTTTGGTATCGTGGGTGTTAAAACGGTAGCGCTTTCCATTGAACAAAACAAAAATCTTCTATGCCAGCCCTAATTAAAATCAAAAAGAAAACGAAATGTGATTATTGCAAGCGCCCGCTTCTTCCTGGGAGTTACTCGTATGGAATTGAACTCTATGAAATGGGCGCAAAACCTATATTTTGCACGCTCACCCACCTTGAATATTCGGAGTGGTGGACAGAATTTAAACGCGTTAAAAAGCGCCAAAAACATGGCTAGAAAACCCCAAACTCACAATATGTTTCGGGGAGAAACCACGTTATGTGGGATCAATCCCGAATGGATGAATGCGCCCATTGCGAAAGAAATTTCCGAGGTAACTTGTTTACACTGCATTGCAATAAAACGGGGCAAAATTGCCCGTTCCAGGGGTAGATGGAAGAGGGGGGTCGAAAAGACCCACTACTTAAAGTTGGCACGCGGTTCAACGTACTGCGGCATACTTGCTCTTGGAAGTAGCGCTTCTACAACCCCTAGAAAATCGCGGGTAACATGCTCGCGTTGTAAAAAAATTCTCAGAATCGGTCTGTGATACTAGAGCGCGAGTCGTTATAAATCGCGCTGTAAATGTGCATTCGCATTTTCTAGATGGGCGTTGAGTAGCGTCGCGTTAGTAAATGACATTAAGCAGAAACTTACGAGCCTATTGATTATTATAGGGTCTGCGGAGGTATCAGAAATTTGATAGCGGTGGCTTAGTGTGTCAATTTAATGTGGTTCCGTGGTGCCGTGGCTATTTGTTTAGAATAATTCATGTACATCATTTTAAATGGCTGCACTGGTACACCGAGTTTTGTAAAGATTTTGAAATAGTTGCATAGCTACGAATAACATCCAGCAACCAAATAAAATACTTACTAAATTTCTAACTTATTTAAGTCTACGCTGCACTTTTTGCCGGTCCAATATTCCCAAGTGGAAATTACTAAAGCATGGAATGATTAGAATTTTTTTATTTTATTTCCAGATGACAGTATATTCTTTTAATAAAATATAAATATATATTTATATATAGGGAATAGAAAAACCGGCAATTTGTCGGCTATCTGGAAATAGAAAATTTTAAAAAATTAAAAAACGGTTTATAAAGTACACTGGCAACGGGCAATCGGTAAAAATTTAATAATTAAATCATTCACATATTGATTCCCACTCAGAATACAAAATTGGATTTAACCGGCAATAATTCGACTTGGCATTTACGTTGCATATTTTTGAGGCGTACACCCCCTGGAAATAATTTTTTCTGGACCGATGCACATTTATTACGTATCAAAAATATCGGGGAAATTATTTGGGAGCACGGATACTACTAACGGGGATTGGTGGGTTTGTTGGGCATCATGCTGCCGAGCATTTCTTAAAAAATACGAATTGGGAAATTGTAGGAATTGATTCTTGGAAGCATAAGGGAGATTCGCTTCGCCTTCGGCATTTGATTGCAGATTCCAAATGGAGGAATCGACTTCAGATTTTTACTCATGATTTGGTTTCTCCCATTTCAGATCGGCTTATTGATTCTTTTGGTAAGATAGATTTTGTTTTAAATATCGCGAGTGAATCGCACGTAGATCGTTCGATTACGGACCCCGTTCCTTTTGTGCAAAATAATGTTGCTTTGATTTTGAACGTTGCTGAATACGTTCGGAAGATTAAACCCAAGATGTTTATTCAATGCTCAACGGATGAGGTTTTTGGTCCGGCACTGGAACATTACGAGCATATGGAAGATGAGCTTCATGCGCCGTCTAATCCTTATGCGGCGTCAAAGGCTGCGCAGGAAGATATTTTGTTTTCGTATTGGCGCTGCTACGGCATTCCTTACGTTCGAACCAATTGTATGAATATGATTGGAGAGCGACAGGACGTAGAAAAATTTATTCCTCTTTGCATTTCGAAAATAAACCGTGGCGAGGTAGTAGATATTCACGGCTCGGAAGAAACCGTAGGTTCGCGAATGTATCTGCATGCACGGAATTTGGCCGATGCGTGGAAGTTTATTTTGGAGCGAACGGAGCCTACGTTTTATCGAGATCATTTGGAAAGTACGCGGCTAAGGGTTCAAAAACCCGATGCGTATAACATCGTAGGCGAGAAGGAAATCAGCAATCTTGAAATGGCAGAGCTGATTGCGGACACAATCGGGAAAAGATTGTGTTTCGCGTTTGTGGATTTTCATGCGGCACGTCCCGGCCATGACCGAAGGTATGCTTTAGACGGGGAAAAACTAAAAAACCTGGGGTGGGTGCCCCCTGTGAATTTGGAAGATTCATTACAAAAAACAGTCTTGTGGACTTTAAAATCTGAAAATAGAATTTGGCTTAAATGAAAATTTCGTTAGTTTTTCTTACCTATAACCGTTCAAAAACTGTTGCTCAGGCATTGGCCCATAATGCGGCAAATTGTGGGCGCAAGTGGGATGAATTGATTTGGTGCGATAATGGATCTACCGATGGGGTGCGCGATGTTGTTCGTTCTTATTCTCCGGATGTTGAAATCTTAAATAAAACAAATCTAGGAGTAGCGAAGGGCTATAACCGCGCGATGGCGTTAGCTACAGGCACGCATATCGTGATTACGGGTTGTGATGTGATTATGCCTGATAATTGGCTTTCAAAATTTGAGGAGGGATTTGAAACCATACCGCGCCTTGGGATATTGGCGATGTATTCGGAGCGATTGGAAAAAACCCCCGAGCGTGTACGTGGAAATTTAGAGATATTTGGAAATTTGAATGCTCGCCCGGCAATGCCGATAGGGCGGCGAATGATGAAACGCGAGATTTTAAAAACCGCCGGATATTTTAACGAAGGCTTCGGGTTGTATGGATGGGAAGATGTAGCATGGGGGCATACTGCGGAACGTGTCTGTGAAAAACTAGGGCTTAAATGCTATGTATTGGAAGATAAAATTTGTGAGCATTTGGGAACGGAAGGAAATGTTGGGTACGATCATAAGGATGAGCATGAATATTGGAGTTGGAAGAAAGAGCAAGTGAATGATCCTGCTAAAGCGGAATTAATGAAAAAGCTTTCTTACGAGAATTGGCCTGCATTTTTTCCATACTGATTTATGCGTCAGAATTTTTTTAAAAACTTTGGACTCTGAAAGAACTTTATTATGCAATCTCCTATCGAAATAGATGAATCCTATAAAATCCCCGACCCGTGGGGGTTTAGATCCAATCCAGATGACGCAATTAGAAAACGAGAAATAATTAATGCGTGCATATCTCAGCGGAGCATATACGCAAAAGCCTTGGAATTGGGGGCCGGGGAAGGATGGATTACAAAAGACTTACCGGCAGTTGAAAAACATGGTCTAGAAATTTCATTGAATGCGCGTAATCGAATGCCGAGTTTTGTGTTTCCTCGTATTGCTATTGAACCAGATGAAAAATTTAATTTAATTGTCGCGGCTGGCTGTTTGTATTCGCACTATGATTACCGTTTATTTTTTAAAATTATGCGCGAGAATATTTCGGAGCTTTGTGGGTATGTGGTCACTTGCAATATTGCATCTTGGGAACGTCCTGAGTTGGCTAAAGATAATTTTTTAGGTTTAACGCCAATTTATTCAAAGATTTTTCCTTACCGTGAGTTTGTTCAGAAGTTGCGGGTGTTTCGGAAATGATTTTGTTGCATCGAATTGGAAAGCGATTGAATAGTAATTTTAATACGCTTTCTGAAATTTTGGATTTACCTAAAGATCAGGAACTTTCATTCGATGGAATTTATGATTCTGTTTTTGGGTACGCACCGTATCTAAAAGATCGAAAGGTTACGCTTTTTGTTATGGGTAAATACGTGGGCGCAACCAATAATTTTGATATCGGGCAACCGCAAGAATCGTTTCTTACGTGGCCTGATATTTTTATGCTTCGGGATGAGTATGGGTTTGAGATTGGTTATCACAGTTGGTCCCATAGAAATTTAAAGACGCTTTCCGATGCTGAGGTATTGCAGGAAGTGTTGCCGCCTTTCCCCATGTGTCGTTTTGCTTATCCGTACGGTGACGTTGATGAACGCGTAGCAACTATAGTTAGAAATGCAGGATATCAAGAAGCTTGGTCTGTGACTCAAGGTGATGGGTCACAGTTTCAAAGAAAGCGACGGTATTTAAATTGGTAAAAATTATTGCGCTTTGTCCAAATGTAAATGATGCCACAAGTTTTTATCGTGGCGCATGGCCGCTTTCGAGAATGGCTAGGGGGAATAATAATCTTTTTGTTCATTTTCAAAGATCGGGGGGCGACCAAACGCTAGGATGGGGCGACCTTTCTGAATTCGATGTTTTATTTATTCAAAGACCGTATACGGGATGGAATCTTGAATTGCTTCAGGTGGCGAAAGATTCAGGCTTAAAAACATGGATAGATTATGACGACGATTTATTTAATATTGAGCCTCACAACCCCGCCTTTAAGACGTATTCAAATCCGAAAATTAAGGACACGATTAAAAAAATAATTGATTTGGCGGATTTGTTGACCTTTTCTACCGAGCACTTGAAATCAATCATGGGGTTTGAACATCCGAATTGCCATATCGTAAAAAATGCGACGGATTTTGATTTACTTAAAATTCATAAAGCCGAGAAGATAACACCCCTGGAAAATGTTATTTTTTGGCGGGGTTCAAAAAGTCACGATGATGATTTGTTTAAGTTTGCCGAGCCGATGGGAAGAATTGCGAAAGAAAATCCAAAATGGAAATTTTTATTTTTGGGTCAACCTTGGTTTGGTTTATTGAATTTTATTCCTGCGAAGCAATCGGTTGTTTTGCCGCCTGTTTTTTTACCTAAATATTTTTCATTTATTCAGACATTAAGACCGGCGATTTCAATTGTTCCGTTAGCTGATAGCGTTTTTAATAAAAGTAAATCTAACATTGCTTGGCAAGAAGCCACGATTGCAGGTAGTTCGTGCATTGTTCCCGCTTGGCCGGAATGGAATGTTCCCGGAGCGGTTGGATATTTAAATCCCGATACTTTTTATATTCATCTTAATGACTTAATTATGAATCCTGCAAAGCGTGAAGATTTGGTAGCAGAGAGTTGTGATACACTTAAAGAACATTTTGATTTGAAGCAAATGATCGAAATGCGCCGTTCTTTACTAGGGGGGTTATGCTCTACGTTGATTTAAATTTGGATGGAATTAAACCTCTTTTTTCGAGCTTAACGAAAACCGAAATTTCTAAAATTATGAAGCGTGCTATCAAGCACGCGACTACTAAGGCGAGAAGTAAAAGCGTGGATATTTCTTCTCAAATTTATAATTTAAAAAAGAAAGATTTGAGAAGTAAGATTTGGGCGCGTTTTAATTTAGGATCGAATGAAGCGCCAGCGTCTAAAATAGAATTTCAATTTAAATCTATTGGGCTAGAGAAATTCAGCCCGCGTGAAAGAGCGGATGGTGTTACCGCTAAGATCATGCGCAAAGAATCCGCTGTTAGTTTGAAGAAAGCTTTTATTGCGCAGGGTAAGAGAGGCAAGCTTGTATTCGTACGTAAGAATGCAATTACATCGTCTACTGAAGAGTATGTAAGGAAAGTGCCGCCTGGTGGTATGAGGCGTGGACCTAAAGGCTCACAATTACCCATAATTAAATTACAAACGAAAGGTTTATCAGAGGTGATGCTGCCGCATGCGCCCGCTATTGTTGAGGTTGCGGGCAATGAGGGAACAAAAGAAATGCAACGTCAATTAAACCTAGTCCTGGGGCGGTGATGCAAGCGATTAATTTAATTAATTATTTTTTAGGTTCTTCCAAGGCTAAATTATAACGCGGATGGGCGATTCGCGATTTTTAGCTAGTTATGAAAATTATAGGTCCGCAATATGCCAGGGGAAATTGAGCTTCAATTTATACAGCTAGACGGGGTTCGATATTTAACGGTTAATCACTTCGCTAGGTATCGTGGCGTCACGGTTTCAACGGTTTCGCAGAAGGTCAAAGCCGGTAGACTTCCCTACAAAACGCATGACGGGAAAAAAATCATTCCCGTTGATGAGGCAACAAAATCTTGGAACCAACAAAATGCGCTGGCGATTCGTGGGAAAGAAAGGCAAGCGGATTTTGACCCGGTTAAAAGTCCCGCCTGGGAAAAAACTACCTACGAAGCCGAGCTTAAGAAGCTGGAACTTAAAGAACGATCCGGCGAGCTTGTGGAAACCGATCAAATCAAAAAACAGGTACTAAAATTCTTCCATGCGGCAAGCGCTGTGATTGATAACTTTGCGGATCGCGTGCACGTTCAGCTTGCCGAAATGACGGACCCCGATGACGTTTATAAATTTCTCTTGGAAGAAATGGATGTGCTGAAAGAGAATATACGAAATGCAATTTCGAACAGCGGACCCGGTAAAGGTGATTCAGGAAGCAATCAACATAGCGTTCCAGAAGAAGCCCCGGTTGACCGTATCGCAGTGGGCGGATAAGCACCGTATTCTTTCTAAGCAAGCAAGCGCCGAGCCGGGCAAATGGCGTACGGATCGTGTTCCCTATCTTCGGGAAATTATGGATAGCCTTTCAAGTTTTACTTTCGTACGGGAAGTAACGGTTATGAAGGGTGCGCAGGTAGGTTTTTCGGAAGCCGGGCTTAATTGGGTTGGATATGTAATTGACCATGCCCCTGGACCCATGATGATGGTTCAACCCACGGACATGATGGCGAAACGTTTTTCCAATCAAAGGCTAAAAGGTCTTATTGCGGATTCGGATACCGTGATTGAAAAAGTAGTTTCGACCAAAAGCCGGGACAGCGGTAATACGATGCTACTTAAAGAATTTGATGGCGGCGTACTTGTTTTGGTTGGCGCGAATTCCGCATCCGGTCTTTCTTCGATGCCCGTACAGTATTTAATTTTGGATGAGCCAGACCGCTATCCTATCGACCTTCCTGGGGAGGGAGATCCGATCAAACTTGCAGAAGCACGTACTCGTACATTTTCGCGGCGAAAGATATTCCGTATTTCCACTCCAACGGTTGAGGGACAGAGCCAAATTCATCTTTCGTATCAAGAGGGGGATCAGAGGAAATACATGGTGCCGTGCCCCTTTTGCTCGCACAAACAAGAAATAACGTGGGAGCGGATTAAGTGGGCGAATCGTGATCCGGCGACCGCGCACATGGAATGCGTGGAATGCAAAAAGGAAATCGGGGAGCACCATAAAACGGACATGCTCAAAGGGGGGGAGTGGGTTCCAACGAATCCTTTGAAAGATTCGCGCGTAAGAAGTTATCACCTAAGTTCCCTGTATTCCCCGGCAGGTTGGTATTCGTGGAAGGATGCTGTGAAGGAATTTTTGGAAGTGAAAGACAATCCCGTGCGGCTTCGTGTTTTTGTTAACACGGTTTTGGGGCACCCGTGGAAACAAAAAGGGGATGCGCCCGAATGGCGCAAGTTATTCGACCGCAGGGAAACTTACGAATTCAACAAAATCCCGCGACAAGCCCCCCTGGTAACGGCGGGCGCGGACGTTCAGCGGGATCGTATTGAAGTTGAAATTGTGGCGTGGGGAAAGAACTTTGAAAGTTGGTCGATTGATTATCGGACGTATTACGGAGATACCTCGAATCCAGATGTTTATAAAAACCTAGATGCATTGCTTGTAGAAACGTTTCCTATTGTGGGATCAACGTTAGATAAAGAGTTTCTGCGCGTTCAAGCCTTGGCAATTGATACCGGATTTAACACGCAGACGGTTTACAATTGGTGCCGGGGTAAGGGATCGCGGGTTATTCCGATAAAGGGAATTGATAACAACGTGACGCTGGTAGCCCGCCCCAATTACGTAGACGTTACCGTGGAAGGTCGGGTTCAGCGCCGGGGTCTTGCGCTTTGGACGGTTGGAACCAACATTGCGAAGAACGAAACTTACGCGTGGCTTCGCGCCGAGAAGCCCAAAGAAGGGGAAGCTTATCCGCCCGGCTATTGCCATTTTCCCCAATACGACGAAGGTTATTTTAAAATGCTTACAGCCGAGCAAATGACGAAAAAAATTGTTCGTGGATATCCGCGTTACGTTTGGGAAAAGATTTATGAAAGAAACGAAGCTTTAGACTGTAGGCAATATGCCCGTGCGGCGGCGTATATCATCGGAATGGATAGATATACGGATAAGAATTGGTCCGATCTTATTCCGGAAGTGGAAAAAGTTTCGGAAACGCCCGAAAAACGTAGTAAAGTTGCCGTGAAGAGGGGAATCAAGTTCAAAAAATCCGAATTTTGGGGCTAAAGTAGAATGGCTTTTACTCAAGAGCAGCTTGACGCAATTGAAATTGCGATTGTAAGCGGCACAACGGAAGTTTCTTATTCAGATAAAAAAGTTGTGTATCGAAGTTTGCGCGAGCTTATGGCTTTGCGGGATTTAATCCGTAAAGAGCTTGGATTGGTTGGCGCATCGAAACGGCTCTACATGGAACATAAAAAGGGGACCGATTGAAGCTGAGTTGGTTGGATCGCGCAGTTTTGTACATTAATCCCCGCGCTGCCGCGCGTAGATTGTATGCGAAAAAACTTATAGATACGTTCGTGAGAAGCTACGATTCCGCTGGACCGGGCCGAAGGTGGAAAGGACTCAAAGCGCCCGGCTCCGATGCCGAGCTAGAAGTATCGGGAGGTATGGTAGTGTCACGCAACCGTGCGCGGCAGTTGGTTCGAAACAACTGGATGGCGGGCCGGGGCGTGGATGCGATTATTTCCAATACGGTTGGGCACGGAATTGAAATTTCAACCAAGTCTCAAAAAGCCCTTATGCTTTGGAACGATTGGGCGCGAACGAAGCAAATTGATAGTGAAGGTCTTTTGGATTTTTTTGGGCTTCAGCAACTTGCGCTAGGAACCATCGTTGAAAGCGGCGATGTGCTTTTAAAAAAAGTTCGTTCCGTTGGTTCGTATATTCCTCTTAAAATCCAGCTTTTGGAAGGTGACTATATCGACATTGCGCGGACGGGCGGCGCGGAAAACGGAAACAAAATTCGTAACGGAATCGAATTTGATTCGGACGGCAAAGTAGTTGCGTACTATCTTTTCGATGAGCACCCCGGCGCGATTTTTCCGGTAGGCCGGGGGAGATTTACTTCTCAGAGATATTCAACGGACGATGTGCGGCTTATCTATCGCAAACGTAGATTAGGACAGGTTCGCGGGATGACGTGGTTTCATAACATCATGCTCAAGATGCGGGACATTGATGACCATGATGACGCGCAGCTTTTACGCCAGAAAATTGCGGCGTGTTTTGCAGGGTTTATAGAAACTACGGATTTGCCTTTGAATACTTCCAGCAATGAAGATGATGCCGACCCGATTTCGGAAAAGATAGAACCGGGAATTATGGAAGTGCTCCCCCCCGGAAAGAAGATTTCTTTTTCAACACCCCCTGGGGTTGGGTCGGACTATGACCCGTTTACGCGGCGGCAACTTATGGCCGTGGCTTCGGGATTGGGAATTACTTATGAGGCGTTGACCGGGGATTATTCAAATGTGAATTTTTCTTCCGGGCGAATGGGCTGGATAGAAATGTACCGCAATATTGAAATGTGGCGATGGGGAATGTTTATTCCAATGTTTTGTGAAGTGGTTTGGGATTGGTTTATTGAAGCGTGCGTAATTTCAGGAAGATTGGATGCTTCGCGCGTGAAATCTCCTACGTGGACTGCGCCGCGTCGCGAAATGATTGACCCGGTAAAAGAAACGCAAGCGATTAAAGATCAGGTGCGTTCCGGGTTTGTTTCTTACAGTGAATCGCTACGAGAAATGGGGAAAGATCCGGACGTTCATATGCAGGAAGTGGCGGATGATTTTAAAAAGATTGATAAATTACAATTGACTATTGAGGCCGATCCGCGTTTAAATTTGAAAGGGGATTCTACTTTAAGTGCCAAATCCGAAGAAGAGACAGCCGGAAAACAAGCCGAAGGATAATTCTTTAGACGTTGATAAGTATTATTTACGTGCAACGCCAGGTTCCATTGATGAGGAACGGCGTACCGTAGATGTTACGTTTACAACGGGCTATCGAGGTTTACGCCCAAGTTTTTTTGAAGATTACTATGAGGAATTGGAAGTTTCTGAAAAGGCGATGCGTTTGGAAAGGCTTCGCGCGGGCGGGGTTGCGCTTTATGGGCATGATTCGGAAACTTTGGATCATTTGATTGGTGCGGTTGAAGGCGTTGCGGTTGATGATGGTTCACGCGCGGCGATGGCTAAAATTCGATTCGATAAAGATGAATTTAGCGAGCGGGTTTTTCAAAAAGTTAAAAATGGAATTTTGAAAAATGTTTCCGTTGGCTACATGGTTTATAAATATGAAGAACAGGAGCAGACCGTAGATGGTTTGCGCGTGTATCGGGCGACGGATTGGGAACCCGTGGAAATTTCGTTTGTAAGTGTTCCGTTCGATCCGTACGCACAAGTTAGATCAGTAAAAAATTGTAAAGAACGATCAAAATGCACTATTGTTACGAGAGAAGGGGAAACAATGAAAAAAGGAAACGTAAAGAAGCGGGAAGAACAAATTCAGGAAACGCCGGAAATGGTTTCTACGCCGGAAGAAAATGTAGAAGCGCCGGTTGTGGATTCTCAGGAAGCGCCCGCTCCTATCGAAGCGCCAGCGGCACAAGCGCCCGAAGTGCGAAATGATGGGCCGGAGGATGAGGAAGCCGGGCCGTCCGGAGTTTCTTCTATTCTTCGATCTTGTGAAAAAGCCGGATTGGATTTGGTGGTTTCACGTTCTATTGTGGAAGAATTTCAATCTAAAAAATTAAATTTGGCCGCTGCCCATGAACGGGTTGTGGAGGAGTGGTCAAAGAAAGATAGAAAGGTGGCGGGGGCTATGGGGGTAGAAGCGGGATCGCATGACAAAATGAGTACGATGGTTCGGGGCATTGAGAATGCTTTGTTGCATCGTATGAATCCCAATAAAAATCAATTGGATGATATGGGTAGACCGTATCGGGGCCGGAGTTTGGTTGAGATTGGCCGCGATTATTTGGAAGCGGTTGGGATTAATGCCCGCAATTTGACCCGTTCGGAAGTTGCAGCAAAACTTTTGAGCGCGAAAACTCAGTTGCATGTTCGTACGGGATTTCAAGGGACTTCTGATTTCCCCGAGATTTTGGCGAACGTTGCCAACAAAACGCTTTTGGAAGCGTATGACCGATTCCCGCAAACCTTTAGGCCGTGGACGCGTAGAAGTTCTTCTCCGGACTTTAAGGAAATGAAACGGGTCCGATTGGGTGAAGGTCCAACGCTCACTAAAGTTACGGAGCACGGAGAATTTCAATATGGAAGCTTCGGGGAAGCGGCGGAAGCCTATGCGCTTGCCACGTATGGAAAGATCATTCCGTTTACTCGTCAAGCGATTATCAACGATGATTTGAATGCGTTTGACCGCGTGGTAGAGGCTCTTGGTTTGAATGCGGCGGCTTTGGAAAGCGATATTGTGTATGCCATTATTACGGCAAACGCGGCGCTTTCGGATGGCGTGGCTTTGTTCCATGCGAACCATGCAAACCTGGGAACCGCTGGAACCATTGGTTCCACAACGCTATCGGAAATGCGGAAGCTTGGCCGTCAGCAAACCGGAATTGATGGGCAGAAATTGAATATCGCTTATGCGTTCCTGATTGTTCCCTCGGCAATGGAGACTGTGGCGCAGCAAGCGGTTGCCCAAATTGTTCCGGATCAGACAACCAATGTGAACGTGTTCCGGGGTCTGTATCGGGTTATCACAGAGCCACGGCTTGATGATAGCTCTGAAACCAATTGGTACGCGGCAAGTGAACCGGGACGGGTCGACACAATTGAGTATTGCTACCTGGAAGGCAATGAATCGGTATTCATCGAGCAGGATGTTGAATTTGATACCGATGGTGTGATGATTAAAGCGCGGCATGATTTTGCAGCGAAGGCGCTTGACCATCGTGGACTTTTCAAAAACCCGTACGCTGGATAATGAACGGATAAACGAGAAGGAGAATAGTTAGATGCAAAACTTTCATAGTCAGGGAAATAAAATTACCATCGTGGCATCGTCTAGCGGTCTATCGGGTGAGCCTGTAGTCTTGGATGACCGCGTAGGAATTGCTGAGCATGATTATTCATCCGGCGATGATTTGGTTGTGCTTTTGGAAGGCGTGGTTGAAAATCTTGTAAAGAGTCCTACCAAGACGTTTGCTTACGGTGAAAAACTTTATTGGGATACCGTAGATGGCGTGACCGATGATGATGAATCCGCCGCAAACAAACCTATTGGATGGTCTGTACAGAGCGATGCTGCAAGCGGTGGAACTACCGCTAAAGTCAAATTAGGCGCGTGGTAAACTTTCTGTGGGGTGGCGCGACCTCACAGAAGGCGTCATGGAAGCGTGCGAGCAGACCTTTGGCGAAGAAATAACGTATACTCCGGATGGGGGTTCGCCGGTCACGATTCGCGCCATAGTGGATATGGAATTCGAACAGGTCGACCCGGCTACCGGCGCTATTGTAAGTTCAAATCAACCGATGATAGGAATTAAGGATTCTGACCTTGCGGCTACACCCGCCCCTGGAGATACCTGTATTGTTCGAGGGACAGAATATAAAGTGATTGAACGGCGGGAAGATGGGCAATCCGGCACACGTTTAATGCTTCACTTGAATGAATAATGAGCCTTACGCGAAAAGCAATCCGGGAAAAAATTGTTGAGTTGCTTACAGGTGAAACGGATGCGCAGGATAGAGTTTATCCTTCCCGTGTTTTGCCGGTTTGGTCGACGCAGCTTCCGGCAATTTTGGTTTACACTCCTTCCGATACTAGGGAAATTGATTCGCACCCGAAACGTTACGCGGTGGATTTGCAAGTTCGAATTGAAATTTTACAGAAATCTTCAAGCAATCTTGACGGTGAGCTTGATACGCTTGGTTCACAGGTGGAATACATTTTGGATCAGGATTTTACGCTTGGGGATTTGGTTCAAGATATTCTGCACAACTCTACGGAATTGGTTATGGATAAAGAAGGGGAAACTCAGATTGGGTCACTTATTCTTACGTTTACGACGCGATATTACAAAGAATCGACAACAGACCCACAATTTTTGGATAACTTGGATGGCGTGGTTACGGATTGGCTTCCTAACGATGCTACTACCGCTTCCATTGAGACTCAGGACATTATAACGGGGATGTACGAATGAAAGTGTTGATTGTTCCTGTTGCCGGTAAGATTGTGAAAGATCCTTCAGGGTATCGAATTCCTCCCGATGGTCGATATTATTCCTATGGACCTTATTGGATACGGGCGCGGGCGCGGGGGCTGATTGAGGAAATAGGAGCGGAGAAAAAGAAGGAAGAGATTGGGCACAAGCCTAAAAAGGGTTATTATACAAGGAAGAAGGGGACTTAAATGACAATTTCATTCAACGAAATTCCAAACAATTTACTTACGCCATTTTTTGCGACCGAATTTGACAATACAAAAGCGCAACAAGGTCCGGCAATTGAAGGTTGGAAAGTTTTGTTGATTGGAAATCGTCTTTCAAGTGGAACGATTGCGGCTGAAGTTTTGAAACGTCTTTCCTCTTCGGCTCAAGCTGGAAAGTTCTTCGGTAAAGGTTCCATTCTTCACGATATGGCGCGGGGTTGGTTTGAAAACAATTTGTCAACGGAAGTTTGGGCGATGGGGTTGGATGATGATGGTTCCGCCGTGCAAGCTTCGGGAAGTTTTGCAATGTCGGGCACTGCTACGGAGTCCGGTTCAATTGCATTTTATATTGGCGGGGAGCGGTTTGAAATTGGCGTTGAATCGGGTGATACCGGCGCGGACATTGCGACCGCACTGAAGGCCGAGCTTGCACTTTCGAAAAATGAAAACATTCCCGTAAATTACGGCGGCACGTCCGGGACTGTGGATATCGAAGTTAAAAACGGCGGGGCGTTTGGTAATGAATTGGATTTGCGAATCAATCATTACGAAGAAGAAGAACTTCCGGGGGGAATTTCGGTTGTAGTGACGCAACCGGCGAGCGGAGCGGTAAATCCCGATGTATCGGATGCTATTGCCGCGATGGGTGCGGAAAAATTCAACCTAATCATCATGCCGTATACCGATACGAGCAATTTGAATGAAATGCAGACGGAGCTAGAAACCCGTTGGGGTCCGCTTACTCAAAATGATGGTCAGCTTTTGGTTTGCAAAAGCGGCGACGATTCGGCGCTAAATACCCTGGGGGATGCCCGAAATAATGCGCATGAATGCATCCTTGGTTATTACAAAAGTCCAACCGCCCCTTGGAAATTGGCTTCGATGGCGGGCGGGCAGGTTGCGCTCGCGGCTTCCATTGACCCGGCAAGGCCGTTTCAAACACTAAAGTTGAAGGGTGCGCTTGCGGCGCTTGTTACGGATCGTTTCACGATGACGGAACGAAATAATATTTTGTCGGATGGCATCGCTACGCTTCGTGAAACGGTTGATGGCGGTCTTATGATTGATCGCCTGGTAACAACCTATAAAACGAATTCGCTAGGCGCGGCGGATACAAGTTACCGTGATGCAAATACGCTCTTTACGCTTAGTTTCCTTCGCTACGATTGGAATTTGCATCTTTCTAATCGTTACCCGCGCCATAAACTGGCGGATGATGGTACGCGGTTTTCAAGCGGGCAAGCGATTGTCACGCCTTCCGTAATTAAGGCGGAAGCTATTAATAAATTTCGCGAATGGGAGTTTGCCGGGCTTGTGGAAGGGTTTGAACAATTCAAAGAAGGCTTGATTGTGGAACGCAATGCAAGTGATGTGAACCGAATTGACGTATTACTACCGCCAGACGTGGTAAATCAGTTGATTATCGCGGCTACGCAAATTCAATTTATTTTGTGATAGGGGGAAACCATGAGTAGGCGAGCGGGAATAATTCAATTTAAAATCAACGGGGATATTTTTGATGTGAAGGGGGAAATTACCTACTCCCTGGGGCTTCCGATGCGTGAATCTATTTTGGGGCATGACGGGGTGCATGGATATAAAGAGTTACCTACGGTTCCTTTTTGTGAAATGGAGCTTACGGATTCCGGAAATTTGGATCTTGCGGCGCTTGGCGCGGTTGTAGATGCAACGCTTACTATTGCACTTGCGAATGGGAAAACGGTTGTATTTCGAAAGGCGTTTGCTGCAAATCCAGACGGTTTATCGGTAACTACCGAAGAAGGCGTAATTACGCAACGGTTTGAAGCCGAAAGTGCGGACGAAATTTAATGTCAGATGATGTAAAAGTTGTGGTTCTTTCCGAGCCTATTAAACACGATGGGCAAGACGTTAAAGAATTGCGGTTCCGAAAACCAAAGGCGCGAGATTTTCGTAATATGCCAATGAATCCTACGATGGGGGATTTAATGGACGTTGCGGGCAAAATGTGCGGCATGCTTTCAACGGAAATGGATGAGCTTTCATACGCCGATATGATTAAGGTGGCCGATGTCCTGGGGGAAGCTATGCCACATACCCCGTCGATTGGCGGGAAGCCATAGGACTTTTAGCTGAGCATTTTCATTTTCAACCTTCAGAGTTAATGGATATGACGCCGGAAGATTTAAAGTTTTGGATCGACCGGCTAAAGGAAGCAAGCCGAAGGCAGAAAGAGGCGCTTCGTGGCCGGTAGACAGTTTCCGCTTGAAATTCTTATTGGGGCGTTAGATCGCGCTACCGTTCCATTAAAACAAATTAACAATGAAATTGATGCCCTTCGTCAACCTGTAGCGCGGCTTCAAAAATCATTTTCGGCGCTTTCCAAAGAAGCCGGGTTGTTTCGTTTGCAGCGTTCACTCAAAGAAGTTGGCCGCGCGGGTAGTGCCGTGTTTTCTAGCTTACAGCGCATGGGGAAAATAATTATTGGATTAGGATTATTGCAGGGTGCGGTTGGGTTTTTCTTTCAAAGATTTATTAAGGGTGCTGCGGATGCTGCCGAAAAATTAGCGGAACTTAGTGACCAAACCGGCGCATCGGTCGAATCACTTCAAACCCTGGGGTTTGCGGCGCAGCAAGTTGGGGTTACGTCTGAACAATTTACTACGAGCTTTTCTCGTTTCACAAAAACCATAGGAGAATTAAAAGCTGGAACCGGGCCGCTATTTTCTTTTTTTCGTAGAATAGATCCCGCATTTTTGCGAACCCTTCAGATGACCGGAAAGACGG